ATTATCAGTAGCGAATGAAGTTATCGCAGTCCTAATATTCGAGGCAATGCCTGAGTCATCAAATGAAGATGTGGTTAAATCATAAAAAGCTGAGACGTTCGGTATGATGTATGTATATTCACCATCAATAATTACAGGATCAACCGCTAGAGGAGTTCTAGTCTTTAGCGATGTTTTGATAGCTATTTTCTTATTTTGTGTTGCCCTTAATTCACCGAAAGGTTTTACAGCAATATAAACTTTACCATTAACAGGTGGATCATATTCTTCACCACCAAACGCTATGACTGACTGTAGATCAGCATTTTCAGAAAGTAAGATTCTAGAGTAATCCCCTGCAACCACTGCTCGGTTTTGCGTTTGGTAGTTTCTTGGGGCTTGGAACTTTATAGATTCAATAGTTTCTTGCGGTCTACCGCCATTCGCTGTTTTAGCGACAGAAGATATAGTTGCAGATGCGTAAGAAGTTCCGATACTGTAATCTTCTACGCTAAATGCTGTAGCACCATTAGTAGCTTCGCCACTATTTACTAAATACTCAACCTTTACAATATTCCCAGCTTTTACTGCTCTGCCTAGAGAACCAGATCCGAAGATTATCTCATATTTCTCATCAGCAGATTCTTCTAAGTAAAATACAGGTGAAGTGCTAAATACCTGTTTTATGTTAGTCGCTCTCTTGTAGTCAGTTGTGGTGCTGTCAGTTGTTGATTCCTGTACCGAAACAACAATACTGTTAGTATCAACTCCAGGATTTGGTATAATATATCTAACTGGGTTTGTTGCGCTTACAGTAAACTGATGCGTCAGAGGCTCGCCCTCTTTAATTTCTATAGACTTACTAAACGTACCATCTGATGCTTTAAAGAAATCCTCTGCCTTTGGCGTTACAAAAGTATATGTAACATCATCTACAGTAGTTGTGAATTTAGAATTCTTTGGTAATGTAAATTGTGTAACATCAGCACCAATTCCTGTGAAATTTAAAACAATCTCAGCAGTGGCGCCATTAGAAGAAACTGGAAGATACCCAAGTTCTTTTGCTCTAGAAACCACAGAGTCTCTTTGTTGAGCAGTATCTAAAAACATTTCATTACCAATCATGTTCAAGTAATACGCATTATAATGAGTATTGTATGCTAGAACATCAAGAAGAACTGCCATAGCAGAACCCTCAAAGTCGTAGTCTTGAAACTGATCTTGACTTTTGAGATATGATTTTAGATTAGAACGAATATCGTTGAAATCTAACTCTGAAACTTGTAAGTATGTGTTTGCTGACATTTACCTAACTCTTTCTAAGATTACATCCAGAACGACAGGGTTCGGATCATTAATTATCATGAACGCTACCGAAATAACCAAAGCGTGCATATCTTGTTTTTCTTCAACCAGAACTTCAAGCACATCTGCTCTTGGTTCATGGTTTGCTATAGTTTCTCTAATAGCACTTTCCATTTGTTGTTTTATAGCCTGACTGAAAGGCTCGAACAAATAATACCTTATACCGCAACCAATTGTAGGTTTGAATGGTCTATCATAGAAATCAGTAAGGATCAGAGATTTTACGGATTGTCTTATGGCATCACGATTTACTTTGCGCGAAAGTTTCTTGGTTATGGGGTGTCCGAAGAATCCCAGATCCAAGTCGCTATATATTTCTTTCTTTTTTGTTTTTGCGCCTATCGTAGCCATGTTACCCTACTATGAATTTTTAGATTCTTGTATTTCCTTACGTCTTTCTTTACAAAGTTTGCTAATCTCAGCAAGAGCTTTTCTTGCTCTAGTTCCTGCTGCTTTATTCCCTTGTACAAACTTTTCGTTTTCTTGAATATATGTTTCAAATAAATTAACTAAACTATCGTGTATCATTATACACTCCTTAATTATCAAACAATCATTTATAATATATTTATAATCCTTACAGCGATTGTAATAAAATAATATCACCATTAGAGGTCTGTTCGTTGAAGAACACAGTAGAACCATTGTTAGCTGTAAAGTCAACATTCGCAGCAAGGCGAACACCGTTCATAAAGCATACAAGTTTCCCTGGTGTATAACTCAGTGTTTCCCCGAAATCATCGACGCCACCAAAGGCTAATCGATTATTCTCTGAGACGTACTTAAATTCTTCATATCTAGCACCTACAGATGAAGCACCAGTGTCGTTAGCTAGTCTGAACTTTTCGACATTGGCATAGTAGAAAACAAGATCATCTTCAACCTTTCTTATTTCCCAATCTGCAATCTTAATCTTTCCCTGTATACCCAGACCACCCGAGCCTAACGATGTATCTAATTCCAAACCACCAAGTTTTAATTGGAACTCAGATTCATCTAGAAACCCAGATGTTATATCTGTTAAATCAGTATTAGCTTCCGCAACATTCTGAATCTGTGGGTTCTCATTGACTGCATCAAACCCAGCAGTGTTAGTAATATATGCAAGAAACACACCAGTATCATTGCCAGCGTTGCCACGATCCCTGATAGTAACAGACGCCAAGTCTACAGCAGAATCTCCTGGCCACTGACCGAATACTGAAGCCCAACCAAATGTCAATTTTTGCTGCGTGCCATCACCACTTTCTGCACCACCTACGATAAGATCTGACGACAATACGTTTTGAACGCTGACGAATTCTAATTTAGATCCATCAAAAAGAAATTCAAAACCAACACCAGTCGTTGTCGGATCCGTTGACACATACTTAATAACTACAGTTGCCTCACCATTAGAATCAAAGGTCAGACCAGTGGTTAGTAGTTGGCCACTTTGGTGGATTGATATCGTTTGTGATGCCATAATATTATCCTATTGCGGTTTGCTCGTAGTACCAGCACCAAGACCTGGAGTATCTTTATGGGTATGACCCTTACCAGATATTCCTGCCGAAACATGATCAACAGATGCTGTAGATTTACCAGTGATGTCAAGATCACCAGTTAAATTAATATTACCAGTCCAGTTCGTTGTTGGCGTGTCAACAGTTGTTGTACCAGAAACTGTAAGGTCAGCATTACCATCTATAAACACAGTAACATTACCTTTGACGTGGACACTGTCATTACCAGCAACAATACTATAATTATCCTTAACAACAGTTGTTACTTTATCGCCATCAGGATAAACTTCATACATCGTACCGCTTTTATGAAACTCTTTTATGCGTTCTGCGCGAGGAGTGTCATCATATTCTTTATAATGCCCAGACTCAGTTTTTCGAACATGATTCATTGGGTAAACTGCAGCGAACTTGCTGTCTGGGCTACTGATCTTATCAGTAACCTTAGTGAGCGTAGTGTCTTCACCCCTCGCCCTTTTATTTACATCCGACTCGCCTGTATATCTTGGGTAAACGCCATTCGGATCATTAAAGCCGAGAGTTTTTTCTGCAGCCTGAGACGGTGCGCCAGCAAGAGATCCTATAATTGCAGGTTCCTGCGCCCTTTCGCCATCTAAGAAGAATCCTACAACCCATGACCCTTCGACCAAACCAGTCGGAGAATCGCCAAGTCCACTTACAGATGCGGAGTTTATATTATTTAAAGGTACAGCCCAAGGTAAAGAGTTTGTCGGTATGTCGCTTTTATTTTCACTGTGATAACCGTATGCGCGAACTCGCACTCGACCCAATTGTTCTGGGTCATTGCGATCTTCAACTACACCGAAAAACCAAGTGAAGTTATCCTTACCGACAAAATCTCTCATTTACGATTTCTTTTTGCGACCAAACAGTTTTCTTTTCTTCTTTGGCTTTTCTTCTACCAACTCTTCTGGCTCATGAGCTGGCTCTTTGATTTCTTGAAGAAATTCTGGTTCGGGTTTATTTTTTCTAATTTCTTGTAGAAATTGCGTTTCTCTATCAGATCCAGGAAGTGGCATCTTTATCTCCTATTGTTTTGTAGCTGTGTCTTTTACGCATTCGACGATAGTAGTCATAATCTTACTACCATCTAGCATTTTGTTTCTTAATTTTGTAATCAAATATTTCCCGCTCAAGTATTTATCTTCCGTTCCAACTTGGTCTCTGACGTTGGTGGAAGGTGGTATGCTTAGATAAATAACATCACCAACATTAAGTTCGCTGTCGCCTGGAATGCTAGCTTCAACTTGAGTATTAAATATGTGAGAATAATATCCCTCTGATTGCGCAGCAGTCTTATTATATTTCTTTTCTTCTTTTGATGTGAGCAACCTAACAACTGGATCGCCAACAAGCTCACCGCTCGCTACCTTATAATTTTGTAGTTTCTTAAACTTTCCCGCATAATTGTCATACCTATAATCCTGTTCATTCTTGGACTTCGCAGTCAAGTCAAGGTTTATGGTCTTAGACCTGAACATACCGCTTTGTATGTTTTGTAGAAAGTCCCCTTGCTTTATAACATGAAAGGAAGTTATATTTGTCGCCTCAGTATATTCATCTTTCTTTTGATCCTTAAACATACCGCTGATATTCGATGGGTAATATGTATATGTTTCTTTAGGTTCTTGAGATACAAGGTTACTTAGATTCTTGAAATTAAATCCATCACCATTCTCATAGAAAAGGTAATATGGGATATGATCAACAGAATCTGCTTCTTTACACAAGAAATCTATAGTATCATCAATCGAAAGGTTTGGTATAACTAATCTATGATTACCTACAGTTGCGTCGAAAGTATTTTTCTTCGACATAGTGAATGCTGTTTTAGATTTTAACGATTGGTATAATGATTGTATCGAATTAGTGTTGATGTATTCGTTGGTTATACTTTCTACCATTGTCGAAATCGCATTACCTGCATCACCGCCATATGCTTTAGATATCTTCTGAGATGCTGCGCTATACGCCTCTAGACTTATCCCCGATAAGAAATACGCCTCACTATTTTCTTCCAACCTTGTTCGATCGGACATTCCGTGTAATACAAATATATGGTTTTTGTATGGAAGAGAATCATCATTAGATCTATATGACACAACCAAAAGGTCACCACCAGAGAACCCGCCCTGTATGTCTGTCCCTTTGGTTGGGTTTAAATCATTAAATAAACCCAAAGAATCATTTATAACTAAATCGCACTGAAGATAATGTTGAAACATATCTTGATAAATGCTGAAGTCAACAGTGATATTTTCTATATCTATTATTTGACCGCCAGCAGATACCAGTTTGAATGATCGTATATCAACATCACCTGCGTGCTTGTACCCTTTGTTATCCGTCATTAAACGCCATTCCTTAGGATATCTTCAACTTCGTCTCGTACTTGAGAAAGATACCTTTTGTCAATTAGCTTAATAGAACGCTTACTTTCATTCAACTCCGCTTCATAATCATACTTACTTAATGCTGCTTTCTTAAAATCAGTTGCTGTAGAATTGTATGTCGTTTCGTCAACTACAACATATCTTTCTGGCAATACGCTACCATCGAATAGAACTTCAGCTTTTGCTGGTATCTTGACGCCATCTTTAATTCTTGTTAGATATATTCTATATTCGTGTATTTCTGATTGAGCTGCAGCTAGTGTTCCATACTTACCCTTTACATATTCTTCAAAGTCAAAGGTGGTTAGTGGCCAATCAAAAACAGCATCTTCCATCCCAGTAAAATGTAAAACCAACCAAGCATAATTTGAGTTGCCATAATATTTCTCGGCAACTGTGTCTGGTCGATCTCCTTCTTGGATATCATACTCGTAGTACACGTCTGCTTTATTCGCGATTGAACTTGGTATCTTAAATCTTCTTAGTAAATTAGTCAGTTTGACTGTTTGACCTTCGTTAGTTAAATCGTGGTCAGTGGTCGGGAAGTAGGAAAAGTAGTTAGACATTATTCGCTCCCATCGCTAGTATTTACTGCAGTCGGTAAGCCAGAATCCATACTATCTCTTGTGAGAATCTTAGTTTCCTGGAATGCCATTTGTATTTCTATCGAAACAGGCGCACCTGTATCTTGGAAGAATAATGGAACACCCTCTCCGTTGTAGTTTACATTCATTGACTTTAACACGCAAGTCCCTATCCTATACAGATTACCAGCAATAGCACTAGCAAAAGATATTTCAAATTCATCAGGATATTTAAACCCAAGAGAACCAGCAATATACTCTGGATGCATATGGAACTTGTAAGCATTAATTATTTTTTGTATTGCTGCAGATTCATCAGCATTCCTAGCTATAAACTTGTATGTAAATGAGTGCTCACGCATATCAACACCCTTGAACAACACAGCCATATGTGGGTTTACTGCTAATCCCTCATCTAAAAGTACACCCTCTCCGACTGCAGCAGCAGAAAATGCACCAGTCAAACCAGCTGCCAGAGATCCCGCTTTAGATGCTGCTCCAGTCGCAACGGCTGCAGCTAGTGGCGCACCAGCCTGAACTTGCGCATCGGTATCGTTTGATTTAAAAGCACCAACCGTTTGTTGTATTCTCGAGGATATAAGGTCACCCAAATCGTTTGCAGCTGCCATCACTTGAGCACCTGATACCCTGCCAGCTGCAGCTGCTCCAAGTGGACCCAAGTCACTGTTTTCATACTGAGCACCGTATGTTGTTTGCAGATTACTTGGTATAGGTAATACGATATTCCTAATGGTTAAATCTTCGGGGGCATCCTTCCTGCTTTGGCGTACACGATCCTTAACTGTGAATATCATATAATGCTCATCGCCCAAGTCAGCAGGAAATTGTAACGGTTCTTTTACTTTATTATTATCAAATAATGCAGCCAAAGGCGAATTAATAAGATTACCCACCTTAGTCTTTTGTAGCAAAGAATTAAAATTGGCATTGATTGAAACACCATTATCCCCAGCAGAAACTGAGAAACCGCCTGTCCCGCCAGATCCGAGAAAGTTCTCAAGGTTACCAGATGCCGAAGCGACAGTAGATTTGACACCAGACGTTATCTGTTTTAGATTTATTTTCATCGAAAGAACCTGTATAAATATGCGTTGACGATTCTATTTATAAGCAGATTATGGCTCAATTTTATAAAGGAAAATATCAATGTAAGTTTCCCGAAAAGTATAAGGGAGACCCATCTGATATAACATACCGATCAAGCTGGGAACTTAATTGTATGTCTTACTTTGATAAGAACCCAGATATAATATGGTGGGCTTCTGAACCATTTCCTATCGGATACCGATCACCCATCGATGGCAAGAAACACCGCTATTTCGTTGACTTTGTCATTCGAACTAAAAATAATGAAACCATAATGATTGAAGTAAAACCGCACAGCCAAACTAAAGCACCCAAAGCGCAGAAACGATTGACCAAGAGATACCTCAACGAAGTTAAAACATGGGGTGTCAACCAAGCCAAGTGGGAAGCAGCAGGTGAATATTGTAAAGATCGTGGCTGGAAATTTCAAATATTAACTGAAAAAGAGCTGTACAAAAAGAATAAATAGTACCATAAAATGAGGATATTATTATCGCCACTATATTTGATGATCTACTAGCTACAGGTGCCAGACAGGGACAGGTTCCTGCACGCACTCAAGCTGCTAGAGAATGGTTTAGGCAAAAGGCTAGAGAACAAAGAAGTGCTGCTGTTTATCCAGCAAATATAATCAAAGACAGCGATAGTAAAAAGGGAAGAGTCTTAATTGGCAGAATGTATCATTTTCAATACGAACCAAAAACGGCTGAGAAGTTGCCATATTATGATAGGTTCCCATTGATATTTATGGTCGGACCTGCTGTTGGGGGGTTCTATGGTATCAACTTACATTATCTTCCACCGCAGCTTCGAGCTAAATTGATGGACTCATTATACGAAATTAAAAATAATAGTCGTTATGACGAATCAACCAAACTTAGAATCTCTTATGAGATACTAAATAGTTCTAGTAAGTTTAAATTCTTCAAACCGACATTTAAGCATTATCTCACCTCTAATGTAAGATCTAAGTTTATTGAGATTAATGCCACTGAATGGGATGTTGCTTTGTTCTTACCGACAGAGCGATTTATGAAGGCAAAGAAAACTAAAGTCTGGGCAGACAGTAGGAAAAGAATCTAATGGGATTTAATGTCAACACTATGGTATCATCGTTGAACAAGAGTGGCTTGGCTAAGTCATCTCACTTCGAGGTATTCATACAAGGCGGTGGCGATATAGAAACTGAACGCCAACTAGCATATCGTGCGGAATCTGTCGATATTCCTGGAAGAAGTATAACTTCAGTGGAACACAAGTTTGATAACTATGGACCAATTAATAAGGTCGCATATGGTCAAGTTTATGGAGACATCACTGTTCAGTTTTTGCTGAGTCAAGATATGAGAGAAAAGGAATACTTTGAAATCTGGCAAAACAAAATGGTTGGAACTGGGGCGTTCACTCAAAATAATGGACAAGCATTTTATAACACAAATTATTTTGATAACTATGCTGGAACTGTAGAGATACGCCAATACGGTTCTCATGGAAACTTACATTCAATACACACCCTTAACGATGCATATCCGCTGATCATTAACCCGATAACTATGGGTTGGGGCGAAGATACTGCTGCTAGGTTGGGTGTGACATTCGCATACAGAAATTATAAGTGCTTGTTCACCAAGCAAGACCAACCAGAAAAAGGATTTGGCTTTTCGGTTCGACTTGGTAATGGTGGAGTTAGCGGAAGCCTAAGCATACCAAAAATTGGAAATATCATAGGATCATCTGAACTAGGTGGACAAATTAGTGCCACATTAGGAAACATAAACAATAGAGTTGCGTCGATTAGAAGTGCGTTACAATTTTAATTATTTTATATAACTGGAGAATATCATGGATTTACCATCATTATCTGCGCCCGAGTTTACAACGACATTACCGTCAACAGGGCAGGAGATAAAATACAGACCTTTCTTGGTCAAAGAAGAAAAGATTCTTCTGATGGCTCTGGAGGGTGAAGATACAAAAGAAATTAACAATGCTATTTTGAAGATTCTTGGGAACTGTATCCTCAGCGATGTTGATGTAAATAAGTTTTCAACCTTTGATGTAGAATATATATTCCTTAGACTTCGAGGGAAGTCTGTAGGCGAAAAGATAGAATTAAAGATTGGACACTCCCACGATAGGTGTGCCCATCGTACTGAAATTGAAATAGACTTAGACGAAATACAGCTAGTCGGTGAAGTGAAAGACGGAAAAACTATGCTGACTAATGATATTGGCGTGAAGTTGAGATATCCTGCGTTAGAAGATATAAAAGCTGGACCGAAACAAGATGCAGCTGATGCGATGTACAATATGATCACCAACTGTATTGAATACATTTATGATGCTGATGAAGTGTACGCTGGCTTTACCGAGAAAGAAATACAAGAATGGATCGGAACGCTCAACTCTTCGCAATTTAAAAAGATAACTGAGTTTTTTGAAGTAATGCCGAAACTGTCCCACACTATAAAGTGGACATGTCCGGAATGCGGTGAAGAAGATACTATTGTCCTGGAGGGGCTTGATAGTTTTTTTACCTAAGCATGGTACATGACTCGTTGGCGAATATGTACCAGATGAACTTCGCCCTGATGCAGCATCATAAATACAGCTTAACAGAGTTGGATAATATGATTCCATTTGAGCGTGATATATATGTTACATTGTTGAAAAATTATTTAGAAGAACAAGAAGAAGCTAATAGGCAGAAAAAATAATGACTGAAGAAACTGAAGATAAAAAAGTATTCCACCCAGCTGACACAAATGGTGATGGTAAAGTGAGTGATGCTGAAGAACAGCTGTACTTAGAATTTAAAAGAAAAGAACTTGAAGACGCAGACGCTATGCGAGATGCGCAAAGGAATATGACATGGTTCGCTCTTGGCGGTCTGTTACTATATCCCTTTGCTGTTGTTCTTGCATCATTAGCTGGTTTAGATGAAGCGCAGAAAACATTAGGCAGTATGGCACCAACATACTTTGTTTCTGTTGCTGGTATCGTTGCTGCTTTCTTTGGGTTCCAAAACAAAAAGAAATAGGTGTATAAATGGCAGATCTTCCAGTAGTAAATGCTATTGAAGCTCAATCCGAAAGAGATGTAGAAAACAGAGAAACTCTACAGCGCAGTTTCAGAGCAAGTCTTGGTGCACTCGGGACTAAGATGAGAGCGCAGACCGCTATCATAACTGGTATTGCGGACACTATGAATGCTGCTTATAATATTGATCAGCAACAACTACTGGTAGATGCAGAAAATAGGCTTGAAGAAAGAAGAAGGGAAGAAGAAGATAATGCGCAAAAGGATAAAGAAGCAAGCCTTGTTGGTAAAGTAAAAGGTGGCTTGCTCGAAACTCTGAAGAAGGCATTTCTTGGTGGAGCACTAATAGGCACTGTTCTAT